TTGTCTCCAACCACCTTCAACACTTAATGTATATTCATTACCAATTATTTGGTAGTAACCATCCTGTTCAGGAAATTTCTCACTTGTAATTTTTGCAATATCGCCATGCTTTACAAATGGTTCGCCAAATGTAAATATATTACCTACATAACCAGTATATTTAACCTCTTTTAATTTTAAATCTGCAAATGTTTTTAAATCAGCATCAGTTGCATTATAAGTATAGTATGTTTTTTGAGAACCATCCAAATCACCAACTTCAACTTGTTTTTTAGTGTTGTTAGCATCCATACTAATACAAACTATTTTTATATTTAAATCATCTGCTTGTTGGTATTCTAATGATTCACTATTTATTATTGTTTTTTCAAAAGCAAATTCTTCTGTATTACTTTTAGCTGCATTACTTGGTAAACCAACATGCAAAACTCCATCTACAAAATAAGAATATAACCCATATTCACGCCTTAAAACATCAAGCACTTCAGTTACACTAACTTTAGTTGCTCTTAAATTTCCTAAATTAACGTCATCAGTATAACCAATTCCATCAGGTTTATTAACTATTATTTTATAATTAATATCTTCAGGAATCATGTAGTCAAGTAACTGATTCAATGTTATTGGGTCGCTTGTTATAATTGGTTTTTTTAATGGCTTTCCTTGTGGATATTTTTTAGATGGCTTACCATGAGTTATAGTTCCTGTTATTTCTGGATAAGTTACTTTTATTTTTTTTAATAAAAACATTTTATCTTCACACTCAATAACTATTGGATTATTAACTCCTATTTTAGTGATATAACCTTCAAATACTAATCTTAATTTATTATCATAACCTATTTCAATTTTGATTGAATCACCACGTTTAAATAAAGCAGTTGAACCTGTAAAGATATTACGACCATCATAATTGATATTTCTCGGAAACATTACCTTAGCAGTACTTGTTAATTTATCATAAGTAGTATTAACATTAACTTCATTGACAAAATCAATTTCAAAGACTTTACCATTAACGGGAGTTATTGTTATTTTACTGTCTATTTTAAGCATTTGATTTTATTTCAAAAGGAATTTCAGATAAACAAGTTAATGTATAATCATACACGTTTCTCATACCCTCACGTTGCTCGTAAGTAACGTTTGTTATAACTACTGTATATACTTTTAAATCATCTAGAAAGTTGCTTATAATGTCTATATCTACGTTATAACTTCTAAATAAATCTAATTTTTTTAATTCTTCACTTGGTCTTTTATTAGATAACTCATTAACAATTACTCCACGAATAGAAATTTGCCAATCGCCATCAGAAACATATTCTTTTATAGTTCCATTTCTACCTTGAACTGCAGTTTTAACAATGTTTTTTTCTTGAGTCGCTGTTATTAAAGCTATTTCTAAAACTAAATCATTTGGAGTTATTTGACCAGTTGTTTGACTATCAGGAGTAAATCCTTGAACTTTATTATCAAATTGAGCAGGTTTCTTTAATATAACAGCATCAAATACTTGCATACCTGACATGTTACCCATTATGCCTAAAGTATCCTCAAACTCTTGTTCTTTTGCTACTTTTGTTTCGTCAATATTATAAAACATTGGTTTTAATAAACCTAAACCTAAACCTTTTAAAATTAATTTAGATTCGTTTTGAATATTTTTTTTTGTTTGTAAATTAAATATAGCCATTATCTTGTTATTAAATTAGCGTCGTTTACCATTTCTAAAAACACTTTTGAAATTTCTTCACGAATTTTACTAGTACCTTCTTTTAAAGTTTGTGAAGTTAAGTTTAAATTTTCTACTAATTTTGTAATATTAATTGTTAATGATTGAGGTCTTGCTGCAGTAATATTTACGCCTGAATTTTGAGCTCCTGAACCTTTTGCTCCTAATGATGCAAGTTTTTCTTTTTCAGTTACGTTTAATTTCTCACTAGGTTTGGATTTTAAAATATCGCTAGCTCCTTGTAATTGTTTTACTGCATTCCCAGCTAATAATATTTTAGCGTTAGCAAATTCATTAGATATTTTACCCGATTGAGCATCTTCTTTTGCTCTTTTAACTACTTCCCCAAAATATTGTAAATTTTGAGCAATATCTTTAAATGAACCACCACCTGTTTCTGTAATACTTTGATATTCTGCAGCTGTATTTTTTAATGACTGTCTATCTCCAACTAATAATTTAGATTTTATACCTAAATAATCATTATAAAATTTAGACAAAAAGTTTGATTCTAAACCTGTTCCTTTTAAAGTTGAATCTAAAATATTTTCAGCACTTATTTTTCTATTAACAGCATCTAACATTTTACTCATGAAGTCAATAGTGCCAGCAATAATTCCTGTTTGACTTCTACCTATATTAACTTTTATTTGTTCCCAAGTATCAGCTAAATTAGACATTTTTCCACCAACTGTTTGTGATTGTTCAGCCATTAAATTAAAAAATTGACCACCCTCAGCAGTCATATCTTTAAATGCTCCTTCAACATCTTTAAATCCAATCTTACCAGCAGAAACCATTCCGTTAATACTTTCAGTGGTTGTATTTAATCGTTTTGCTAATGTTTCATAAATTGGAATACCTCTACCTGCAAATTGACGTAAATCCATTAAGGTAACACGTCCACTTGTTTTTAAAGTACCATATAAATAAGCAATATCTTCTAATGGAGCACCAACGCCACTACTAACATCTCCTAAGGTTCTCATTGTTTGAACAACTTCGCCCGCTTTAAAACCATAAGCTAATAACTGCTTTGTAGCTTTTTGAACTTCTACTAATTCAAATGGGGTTGTCTTTGCTAAATTAGTTAATTGACCTTCTAAAGCATTTGCAGCATTTGTATTACCATGTAGCATAGTTTTTAAACTTGCATGAAAATACTCGTAATTTTTTAAACTTTCAATAACTGCTTTACCAAAACTTACAACAGAACCAACTGCAAAAGCTCCACCAATAACTGCTCCTAGTTTACTCATAGAACTGTCCATTCGTGAAGTCGAATCAGCAGCACCTCTCATTTGCTTTGAGAATAAATCCTTTAAGGATAGTGTATAATTTAAATCTTTACTCATTTACTTTTGTTCTTGTACCGTTATAATCTAAAACAAAGTCTATTTGTGCTACTGCTTTACACCATTGTGAATCATTCAATATACTAGGATTAACATTAAAATAAAAGCGAATGAGAGCGTTGTTTTTTTCACTGTCATTCGCCATTATTAAATCCTTATATTTTTTTAATTTTTTTTTATAATCGTTTGTTGAACTTTCAATAATTGTACTACTGCATATTCTAAACTTTCCATTGCGTCTTCACTTTCGTAAATAGTTGCTAGTTTATCACCACCAACGTAAAGATTATTTAATACTGCTTTAATAGCACTTTCAGAGCTTTTTTGAGCTAACTTGCTCGCCATATCTCTTGTTGTTTTGTCTGGTTTCCTTAAATGAATAGTTGCAGTTTTACTTTCATCGTCCTCATCTAAAGGAATTACCAAAGTTCTAATTACTCCGTATTTTAATTTTAATTGTTCTAAATTTTCCATATTTGTTTTTTTATACAAATATAATAAAAATATTTAATTAAATGTATTCTACGTCTTAAATAATTAAATCTACATCACAACTTATTGAAGTATCTCCTGTAGATGATTTTCTTGGGTTATTCATGAAACGACAATTTCTTAATTTGTGTTTTCTTGTAACCAAAGCTGCATCTAAATAAATAACAACAATATCAAACTCAGGAATATTTTGAATGCTTCCTAATGGTGCAACTGAGGTAATATTCTCAATCTCTTCCATTAACAAAGTTATCTTAGCGGTTGGTTCAAATTTACCATAACCACGAGATACAACCTTGTTTCCAGCACCATAGATATTCTCCATGTTTTGCTTATTATCATACTCTATTGAAGTAATACCTACCATTGGAACACCTAAGATGTTCACAATGATGTCTGCATACTCGTAACTTTTACCATTAATTAATGGTGGAATTATATAACTCATTTTTTTATATTGATAAAGTGAAACCTACATTTACTTGAATAGTTCTAGCTACTCCCATTGGTACAATTGACACGCTAATTACTAATGTTGATGTGCTTAAAACGTTTTGTGTTGGGTCTATTACAATGCTATATGCAGATAGTTCAGTGTTACGTTGCATAACATCCAAAGCTTGAGCACATAATGTTTCATAGAATCCAATAACATCTTCTGTTAAAGTACCATTTGCATTTAATTTAATAGGACTTGCTAATTGTGGTAATAAAAATACTCTTAAATTACGAATTGCTTTGTTGAAAGTTCTATTGTTTTCAATGTATGCAAAGTCATTACTTACTGGTATACAAGTGTGAGAATCATTAAAATATGAACCCTCATAGCTTACAAACTTCTTAAGAATAATGTAACCTAAAGAATTTAAATTATCAATTAAACCATCTGATTGAGCTGAATAAAAATCTCCATTTGCAAAAGCTAAAGTGTCAAATTCTACATTTGATACATTAAATTTACCTGTCCAGGCAATATCTTCATTAACACTTGCAAAAGCAACTGCTCCTAAAGTTGTACCTAAACAACCAATTGATAAGTCATTTGCTAAAAATAATTTATAACCATTGTTAGCTCCATCTTGACCTAAAACAACTGATACATTTGAAGCATTTAATGCTCTTAAATCAGATAAAGTAGATAATGAAACCATACTTGTAATTAATCCTTGATAAATTACTTCTAAAGGTTTATGATTAACCGCGTTAGCATTTACAATAGCTTGTAAACTTGTAACTTGAGTTGTAGCAAAAGCAGTTGTTTTTTGGTAAACTCCAATTTGTCTAATTTTACCTAAAGCTATATTTTGCATTAAAGTAATACTAGCAAAAGTTGTCGCATCCGAAGTAGGATAAATACCAACAAATAATTTACCTTTTGGTTGTATTCTAAAAAATTCATTAATATGATAATATAAAATATCAATATCAGATGCAACTCCTGGAACTACATTTTGAACTAAAGTAGCTGCATAATCAGTAGTTGAACCAGTTACTGTGTAAGTATATGGAGTTCCTGAATTTAAGAAAATTCCTTCTTTTTTAGGTGCAGTAATTGTTATCACTCCCATTATATGAGTAGCAGTAAAACCATGAACCGAAGTTAAAGTGTTAATAGCATTATAAATAGCATTACCTGCAGAACCTACAGTCATTGCTTCAATCGCTGTTAATGTATGACTACATAAAGTTATTAAACCATTTATTGTTTGAACTTGTAAAGTAACAGTTTCGCCATTATTTCCTGGGTCAGTTACAGTATGTGTTGATGTAGAAGCCGTAGCATCTAATGCAGTGTTTAATATACCTAATGCTTCTGCATCTTGTATTGAAAAAACACTTTTAGTTCTATTCGTAGCTGTAAAACCTGAAGGTAATACGTCTGAATAAAACAATAAGCCAGAAATATAATCTTCTCCAGCCAATGGTCTTCCTAGACCTCCTTGCTTTTGTATAAATATAACGTCGTTTGATGCCATGTTTTATTATTTGTTTTTAAAAAAAAGGCTTGTAATTATTTTACTACAAGCCTTTCTTATTAGTTTATTTATTGATTAAGATACCCAAGCTTGAACTAAAGCACAAACACCTTTCATGTCTGTTCTTAAAATTGCTGAACCTAAGATAACTTCCATGTTAAAGATAGAACCTAAATATTCAGGTTTACCATTACCATTATCACCTTGGTCATACATTGGATTCATAGAACCTAAAGCACGAGATACAGTAGTTGGATGCCAAGCGATACAAGCTAAACGGTCAGATGCTACAGTAGCAGCTCCAGGTACAGTTGGTACAGTTGCTGTTTTAGCGTAAATAGATACTGTTGGTCTCATCATAATTTCAAAACCAAATAATTGAGCAACAATTCCAGTTGATAAAGTGTTTGTTCCATTAGCCATTTGAAAACCATTATAAGATGCTCTTACAACTTCAGAAATTGTAAATAACTCCCAAAACATATCAGCATTCATTAACAATTTACGACCAATTCTTGGAACGTTGTCTTTGTCCATTTTCTTTGCTAAGTTAGCAATATCAATTAATGTAACTGCTTTACGAGTTCCTGTTGAACCTGGAGATAAAGATGTTCCTGCAGCACCAGTTGTTTCAACAATGTTTAAAGCTCCTGTAGCAGACCAAGTATAAGCTACTTGAGTACCGATACTTTCAACTAAAGTGTTAATTTGTTGTCCAATAACTGAGTTCTTTTTGTCATAAGATACTTGAATAGCATCTAAGTTGTCAATTAACGTAGGAGTTAAAGCGTAACGAGTTAATGAATAAGTTCTGTCTGTATCGGTACGAGGAGCGATAGCCAACGGAAATGATGTAGGATTAACTAATACTGTAGGATTAGCCCCTGATTGTGGGATGTGAACAGTTCCAAAAGCAACATATTGCGAGTGGTCAACTGATGCAGGTAAGAACGCTGCGTCTTGGTTTAAAGTTTCAACAACTTGGTTTACCCAAATTTCTTTTATTAATGCCATTTTATTTGTTTTTTAATTGTTTATATTATTAGATTGTTACTTTTAATTTTTTTACTAACTTTTCAAATTCTTCTGGATTAGAATTTTGTAATTCAGTTAGTCCTTTGTTGTCGTTTTTTAACCAATCGTTAAAACTCCATTCTGAACGATTTTCAACGCTACCATCTTCTTTAGTAACTTTAAAATCAAATACAGTAACTGCATTTTTAACTACATTGATTTTACTCAACATATTTTCAATAGTTTCAAAATTTGAAATTGCTAAATTAACTAAAGATTCTTTTTCTTCTTCTTTAATTTTTTTATCTTCAAATGCTTTGTTTACTAGGTCATTAGCTTTATTCTTCATATCAGCAATAGCAGTTTCTTTAGCCAATTCTTCTGCATCAGTGAAAGCTTTTAACTTTTCTTTTAATTCTAATATCTCAGCATCTTTTGATACCAAAACATTGTCCTTTTCTTCGATAGCTGAAACGATTTCTTCTTCAGATGCTTCGTTTTTCAACTTCAAAAAGTCTGTTACTTTTATCATTGTTTTTGTTTTTGGGTTTATTAATTTATTATATATCAAAGTCATATTATAAAGACTTTCACTTTTGTTCATTTTAATCTTTTTGCCACTTGAAATAACTTCGTCTACTAAATTGTTAGATAAACATTCATTAGCAGATAACCAAGTTTCTGAATCCATCATTGTAGATATCTCATCCATTGTTTTACCACAACGATTTGAAATAAGTGTAACTAATGTTTCTTTAACCAAATCAAGCATCTTTGAATCACCTCCACTTGGATTATGTAACATTAAAGTACCGTAATCCATCATGTAGCATTTTTTACCAGCCATTGCAATAACTCCTGAAATACTTGCTGCTAATCCATCAATGTAAGTATTACAAGGAACTTTAGAGTTAAGTATTGCACTAACAATACTGTATCCTTCAAGAACTGAACCACCAACTGAATTAATACGAACAGCAATGCTTTTGCATTTATCTTGTAAATATTGCATTTCATAAGCAAATGATGCTCCGTTGATGCCTTGTGTTAAATTACCATTTTCATCAACCGAGTCACCAATTTGAGAATACAATAATATTGTACCCTCTTCTGCAGAAACGTTTTTTATGTATTTAAAATTTTCGATATAACAAAATTATTTAAAAATTATTTATATATTTGTAATTGTAACAAAAACTTGATATTATGGCTGAGAAATCAATAGAAAATTTATTAAAAAAGAAATCAGAAATGGCTATGAAAGTAACTACTAGAATATGTGGTTATGCTAAAGATGGGTTTATAAATGATTGTGTTAATAAAGAAGCTCTTGAATCTCATGTGGCTAAAAACATTATTGAAATTTATTATCAAATCATTGATAATATACCTAATCATAAATACATGGAATTTGTAGAAATAAAAAGGTATATTAAAAATAATTTAAAGTTATAATTCTTTTACAAACATTTTACAATCAAGAGCAGTAATATCATCTGTTCCTATTTCCATTGCAAATTGTGAATCTATTGTTTTACCACTTGCTAAATAAGATATTGTTTTACATTGAAAACTAACACAAATAACTGAATCAACTGTGCCTGTAGCTATTGTGTTAATTGTTATTCTTGAATCATCTAATGAAGCTAAATCAGTAGTATTAAATAATCTAAACAAAGCTCCACCACCTGCAGCACCTGAACCACTTGTACTATTAATATAAATAGTTCCTTTTAATTCAATTTCATATTTAGCTGCTTTAGTTGTTGTATAAGTTAAACCTGTTAAATTAGCATAGATATATGAAGTTGATGTTTGAGTTGGTAAAACATACTCATCTGCTACTTTATAAGTTATTCCTGTTACATCAATAACATTTGCCATAGCAAATAAAGCTCCTATTGGACTCATTGAATATGTTAAATATCTATTATTATGAACGTTTCTATTAACTGAATCGGTAAATAAAACAGGGTCAGCAACAACGTCTGGAGTTGTATCAATTAAAGCATAATCTAATCCAATTGTGTCTTCGGTACTTCTATATAATTCATTACCATAAAATATAAATCCATCACCAATTATTCCACCATAATTATCTGCTGATATTTTATAAGGAGTTGTTGGCGAGAATGTATAGCCTTTTGATTTGATTATATTTCTGCATAAAGCATAAGTCATTTCTTTACTTGCTTCTTGTAAAAAAGCTAAAGATAAACCAGTAAATGGTTGTTGTATTGATGGGTCTACAATTTGTGTTACGTCTATTTTTTTCATATATTTATTTTATTAATAAGTTACTACTTGATAAGTCATTCCTGCTAAATTATATAAATCAGCAAAAGAACGTATTGCATTTTCTCTATTTAAAGTTGACGTTCCTAAAGACGCAAATAAAACAGTAGGAACATATATTGTATAATCGTAAATATTTGATGAATATGTATAAGCGTTACCTAAATAATTAACTTGATAACTACTAATATTAGACATACTTGAACTTGTACTACCAGAATTACCCATAACAAAAGGAGTTAAGAATACAACTGTATTTTGAATATAAATTTGTGGACTCATTATTGAAACTCTAAAATATCTATTTAATGTATATTCAAGTATCATTTTTTGAGCATTTGCATTAATTCTTTTATCAACTCCAATGAAATTACTTTGAACTAATGTCCAATAATTAACATCATTTGGTAAATTACCAGTAGTTGGCGTAGTATTATTATACATATAAATATTATTATCAGTATAAATAACTTTATCATTTAATGAATAAGTTGAACTCATTGAAAATGCTAACCAATTTGTTATATCTGATTTTTGATATAAATAAAATAAATTATTAAAAATTTTTAGTTCTTTAGCAAGTACACTTAACCATGCTAAGAATTTATTTTTTCTTAATTTAGGTGGCGTTAACTGTTCATTAACATAATCTGTATTAATATTGTATATTGACATACTATTGAGCTATAAAATTTAAAGTAGTTAAAAAATCTTGACTTGAAGTTGTTTCTTCTTCAATATAACCTGCTATTGATGGGTAATTAGATATAATAGTTGTTTTGCTTGAAACTAAATATGTTTTACTTATAAATGGAGTAGAATTTGAGCGTATTGCTACATCAATTAAAATAATGTCTGCAACTCCAACTACATTTTGAATAGCATCTGTTAATCTTAATAAGTTAATAGCTCCATCAAATGGTATATTTGCCAAATAAGTATTAATTGCTAAAATAACATTTGTACTAATTGTTGAAGCATATTGACCATTATAATAAATGTTTGCTTTGATATATAATTTATCAGATGATAAAGAATTTACTTGATAATTAACACCTGCAAAAGCAATATCTGAAATATAACCAGTTAATGATGCCAATTCAGGAGCTGATAAAGCAACGGGCGGATTTGACTTTGCAACCTTAATTAAAACGTTTTTAATAGGCGTAGTTTTAACGGAACAACGAGTTATGAGTAATAATGTAGTATCTACAATTGGATACGTTACAGACAACGTAATTGGGTCTATTTGCAATACTTGTGGAACTGTTGCTGAGTATTGAAAATCAAATATTCTTTTTTGAAACCAAAAGTTAGAACCAACTGGAGCTACTTTTACAATTGCTTCAATTTCAGTTTTATAAATATCAAATAATTGCTCAAAATAATTGATAGTTGTAGCAGTTATAAATTTCCATAGTTTATAAATAGAAGTTTGTGAAGTGCTATCTAATGCAACTAATGTAGGTTGTGCTGCTTGTTCAGCATCCATTGATGCAATTATTGTATCTGTACTTCTTGCCATTTTTTTATATATCTAGTGTTCCTGTTAATAATAAATCTGCTGTTGCTAATGTATTTGGTCTTGTATCTGCATCAAAATCTTTGCCTGTTACTGTAAATCTAATTTCGTATACTTGTATATTATCATGGTCATAATTTTGAGTATCTGATTCACGTCCAAACAATGAAAATAATTTAGTTGTAGAATTAAAACGACTTAATTCTATAAAAATATTTTGCTTAATATCTAATACATCAATATCTTCTGTCTTATAACTTTCAAAACCTAAATGAACACAAACTATAAAATCATATTGTTGAACTCCACAAAGTAAATCTCTACATTCAGTAGGTTCAAACTCAATAAAGCAACATGGATATAAAAATGGTTCATTAACATTTTCACGTTCAAATTGGTTATTCCATAATCTAACATACTTAATGCCATTAATAGCTTCAAGAACTGTTCTTATTTCGGTGTATAATGTCTTTAAACTCATTTAAATATATTTTCTATGTTACTTCTTAACTTTAATTCTATCTTACGAGATAAGCGTTCGCTATAACCAACAAATTGACGTTCAGGCATTGTAAAACCACGTCCACGACCACTTCTTAATCCTTCATTGTGAACATTTGCATAAGGTACATTTGATTCTATTCTAACTGAATATTTACTTATTTTCCTATACTTTAAAGAACGTTTTAAATTACCTGTTTTAACTAAAATAGCTCTTCCTTCATTATCTCTACTTCTTTTACGCTGTTTCCAAGCTTTAAAACTTACATCAGTAAAACCACCATCAGTGAATGATTTCTTATAATGATTAATAGCATAAATACCCATAGTATCTACCATATCAGCAATGGTTTTTTCAGCCATTTGCATATCTTTAATTATTTTTCTTGCTTCGTTAAACTTCATAAGGCATAGGTAAACCAAAGTTACTATTTGCAAAACTTTTATCTCTTGGTGCTACATCAAAATATGGGTGTTCTTTACTAAATACTATTTTTTCTTTACCAGCATTAAATTTAAAAGCATCTGGTACATTTTCAACAACTAAATTTTCTGTATTAGTAATCGTTCCTTCATCTAATTGAATTACATCACATCTACAATTCCAACCATTTGGGGGCATATAATTACTCCAAAATGGGTCATCTACTTTTTTAATAATCTTATTTAATGCAGCGTGTTCAGGTCTTACTCTTCCATCTTGAGCAGTTTGGTATTGTAAATAAGGAAATAAACCTTTAGTTTTTTCAATATCTTGCCATTGTGATGCTGTGCGACTTTGAGCAATAGCACTATTATATTCAGCGTTTAAATAATTCTTATTATAATCTTCAAATACTATTTTTGCTTGTTTTTTAAATTCATTAAATGGAACTATTTTGCCATTATCAGTTAGTAATGAACTCATTTGTCTAACTTGTTGGTATTGTTTAGCTCCACTAAATATAAATACATTATCCCTTAATGAATAAAGCATTTGGTAATCTTCACTAAGATAAAGAACAGTGTCTAATGTTTTGCCATAACCTTTATAAACTCCACTTGTTAATTTATCTGCTACTTTTAAATATGTTTTAACATCTAATGCTCTTAAAGTTATAGTTCCTGCATATATTCCAGCAATTACTCTATCAATTTCCTGTTCATCAAATAAATCAGGTTCTTGGTTAATTATATCACAAAATGAACACATTAGTTATAAAAGTCCTTTAATTTATTTTGAATCGTAGTAACTCCTGTATCAATGCTAGTTTTCATTTCAACTGGTGTTCCATAAGTTTTTTCAATATAATCTGCAGGAATATTATAATATTTTAATAATTCTAAATCTATTTTTGAACGTTCAATTAAACCAAGTTCATCATCTTGTTCTGTTTCAATTTTTGCACCATTAAATTTAATACCTAAGTTTTCAAGCATTGGTATTAATTGGTAATTTAAAACATTTTCAATGAAGTGTTCATCGTTCTCACCATAACTATGTAATATACGCTCATGAACTTCAGCAGAACCAACAAACGATTTTTCTGCTGTTGTCCCCGTTTGTCCTAATATTAATTTTGCTATTTCAGAGTTACAACGTTCTATTAACATATCAAACACGTTAAAAGCATCTGAATGACTTGACTCAATTAATTCAATTATATCATCTGTATCAAAACGTCCCCAAGCAGCAACTCCCATATTTCTAAGCATATTATCCATATTCTCAGTTGTTTGTTTATCACGTTTAGATGTTTTACCAATACGAATAGGAGAACCAAATATTTCTTGATACTGAGCCCAAGCACCTAAAGCATTTTTTTTCCAAATAACTAAAGGAGCTACTTTGTTTAATAAACCTAAATCTCTTTTACGACCTACACCAATACAGAAATCAGAATAAGGTTGCTCTGTATAATTAACGCCAATAATATCACCCCAATTTTTAACAACTATATTAAATTCAGGTTTTACAAATTGTCTAGGAACTAAATTTATTTCTTTAAAATTATCATTTATTAATGAATCAAATTGAACTAATGAATAACCCCAAAACATTGAATCTAAAGAATAATCTAAGAAATCTCTAAACCATTGAGATTCTAACATTTCGGTTAAAGGTTCATTTTCACTACCATCTTTATTTACAACACAAAAATTACGACATAAAGTTAAATTTTTACGTTGCTGCATACAAGCAGTAGTGTGAGCATCAAGAACAACATCATTATAAGTTCTTAATAAGTCATAACGATTAGGATAGTTAGCATTCTCAGCTGTTTGTAATGCTAATCTCCATTTACCAATATCTTGAGAAATACGATAAATTTGAGATGTTATTTTTTCAATACTATTTAAAGTACTGTTTTGAGGTAACAACGCTTTAGAAGCATTCTCAATTTGTGTAAATGGTATTTGAACTCCTAATATCTTCATTTTGTTATTTGTTGTAAAATAAATGTTTTACCCGTTACTTTGTCTAATGCTAAAACTCGACCATCGGTTAAAGTCATTATTATTTCAATATCATTCATTAGTACATGTTAATGGTTGCTAATGAACTTCCATTTGCATTTCCCCAAGTAATTGAATTACCTTGACTTGGTAATATTTCAGGAATATCAACGTAAACTTTACCAGCACTAACATTTTTTAACCAACCAATAGCACCGCCTATTTGACTTGCTATATTACCATCATAACGTTCTTTTCTTAATTCAGGAACGTTTCTAGGATTGATTCTACAATGTAAGTTATATAATGTAATATCAATTAAATATTGAACTATTTCTTGGTTTCTATTATCGCCTAAAGTCCATTTTGATATATCAGTAGGTAAAATACCAGTAACTGAATATGATGCACCAACTAACCAATAATTTGTATTAGTAGGTAAAATACCTGAAACGGGTTGTAAACAAGTATAAGTATAATCATTATAAAACACTACATCACCAATTGAATAAGTTAATGAATTGTTATATGAAGGATTAGGTAGTGTAACATAATAAAGTAATTTATCTACGCAAATTACATTCCATTCTAAAGGGTTAAAAGCATGAGCAACAGAACCTGCAATAGATTCATATATATTACCACTAAACGATGTTCTCTCATTTGCTATATAAACAGTAGTGGCACTAAATACAGGCTCTGTATACTCAACTAAATCATTTCCTTTATATGTAGATGCTATGTTAAATAAATAAGTATTAGAAAATACTTTATCTACTTGATAGCGTTGTTTTAAATGACCAGTCATTGTTAATTGTGCTGCTTGTTCAACATCAATTAATAAATTATAATTTGATTCAATTATTTGAGCTAAGTTATCGCTTTGGATAGCTCTCTCATAATCTAAAAGTCTTAATAATCTTGCCATGATACAAATTTATATTAAAGATTGTTACAAAAATTAAGTTTGTTACAAAATGTTACATTTTATGTTTATCAGAAATATAATTGCGACCAATAGAACGTCCTACAATAATATCTCCATGTTGAAATCTTGAATACTCATCACTAAATGCTTCACAAATTAAGTAATCGGTTAAATCAGAAAGGTGACCATACTTTTGGTAACTGATACCTGTTTTACCATCTCTTTCTTTTGCTTTATCTTTAGTACCATCAGCAGCTTCTTTAGTGTTTGTGAAATCTGATATTGCTGTTTTGCAATTATCTGAAATAAGTAAATTGAGGTCGTATAGGTTTTTATCTAATATTTTATTGATGAAATTAGCTCTCATGACTACCGATGGATTAGAACGTGCTACTCTTAAAGTTGGTTGATACTTTATTAATTCATTTTCTATTAACCTAAAAAAATTATAACCTTTTTGTTGTTTAACATCTTCTTTCTGTGAAGTTGCATCTCCATAAATAAATAATCCTGACTTATGGTCATTATATCTATATTTAAACTCATTACATACATCATGTACTGTATTTCTTGGATTAATACCTAATATCTCATCTATCATTCTTATTTCAGTTCCTTGTACTTGAAATATACCACATGGTAAGTATGGATTAACGTTTTCATCCCATGAGATATGTAAAGGTAATTCTGGATTGTATTCTATACGTTTAACGTGTTTATCTAAATTAAAGTATTTATAGAACTCTGAGCCAGTTCGTTCTTGTAATTCCCAATTACCTTCAACAAACACTTGATATTCGTATGTGGTTAATGTTTTAAGCGATTCTAAGTAACTTTCAGGCACAAATGGGTTATCGGTTATCTTTGAAGGAATGTATAGCCAATTGTCTGGTAAATCGTTTAATTTCCATTTATTGTATATTAGTTCCTTAACCCAATTATTGGACGGGTTACAAGTTGCTAGTATAATTGGTTTTGGTTGTTTGTCAATTATTTGAGAACCAGCACGCTCAATACATTTATAGAATGTTTTTTGCTGCAGCTCATTAATTTCTTCTAATAAGAAACCATTTACTTCTAATCCTTTAAATCTGTTTAGTTCTTTATCATCTGCAAAGTTTTCACCCATGAATATGATTTGACTACCATTTGTTAAATGAACGGTTTGCGTGTCTTGGTTATAAGACTTAATAAACGATTGAGGGCAAACTTTATTAAAAGATGGTATTGTAGTTCTTTTAAGTGTCTGTAATGTATCACGAACTATGCACCATTTAGAGTTAGGATACATTTTAGCCAAAAGTAATAATGCTCCAATACCAGCAAAAGTTTTACCTCCTCTAATAGAACCACCATACATAATAAAGTTATAGTTATTGCTAAAGATAGCTTCTAAGAACTCTATTTGTTTTGGAAACGGTTCAAATACTATTTGTTTAGAGTTCAATTTCAGTATCTCCTATTTTAAATATTTGAGTAATTGTTTCAACTTCTGCTTTTAAATCAACTGCAGTAGGTACAAGTTTAATCCAAATCTTTGTATAAAATGATTCAGGATTTTCTTTTGCCCATGCTTCTAAATTATGCAAATCACTTGCTTGAAGT